ACAGTATAACGACCTTACAAACTCGATTAATAAAAGTCTTGATATGCGAAGTCGTGTACTGGGAGCATTGGAAGTAGTTAAACAACTAATGGAAAATTGTAAAAAATGTGAACATGACTGCCATTGTAGTGATGGGGGTAGTTGCACGTCTTGTGAATGCAAGGATTGTGAGTGTAAAAAGGAGGAGTAAAAATGTCAGAACTTACAAAAGAGGAATTAAAAGCTTTAAAAGAAGCTCAAAAGAATCTGTATAAAAAAAAGTCAGAGACACCACGTGATACTATGCTATATAAGGGCGACCCTATTCTTAATAAGTATATGAAACGGGATGGAGGATATGATTTTTCAAATATAACTAAAAAAGATAGAGAATATTTAGAAAAGAAAAAAAAGATGCATCAAGCAACTACTACTAAACGTAGTAGTAAAGCGGCACTAAGGCTATCAAGCGATAAAAAATTTACAGGACATTCAAGTTATAAAGAATAATGCCAACTTATGAATATGAAAATAGAAAAACCGGAGAGCGGTTTACGGAAAACTTACCTATCCATAAAAGAAACTTTCCGTGTCGCAATTCTTTTATCAGAAGAGTTATATCTGCTCCTAAAATATCTGTCATATCAGATATGGGTGGAAGAGAAGACAAGGCGAGAGAACAAATAATGCAAGCGGCTGAAAAAGGCTATAAGGAACGGGAAGAAAAAAATATTAAAGTGCCGGATTGGGCAAAGGAAAGACGGGAGAAATCTAAGCAAAAGCGTCAATGGCTGTAAGCAAAGAAATGTCAAAGGCGTGGGATGGTTTCCTTCCCTTTGTATCACAGTGGTATTGGCAGGAAAGCAGGATATACCCCTATAAGAAATCAAAGGTCTTTTATCACGGCCCACGAATAGAAGGAATGAATTTAGTAAAAGATGAGCATACTCGCACAAAAAAAAAGAAACAAGGAGCTGACAGATAAACAGGAGAAATTCCTGACTGCGTTATTCGGGGAGGCTCAAGGAAGTCCCCAGAAGGCGGGTGAACTTGTCGGCTATCACGCCCAGACATGGCCGAAGGTCATCAAGGCGTTGAAGAATGAAATTATTGAACGGGCGGAAAATGTACTGGCGGCCCATTCGCCCAAGGCGGCGATGAGCATGGCACAGGCGTTGGACGCTGATGGCACTATCCCCCAAGCCAATGTTCGCATGGAAGCGGCCAAACAGATACTTGACAGGGTCGGCATTGCGAAGAAGGAAAAAATTGACATAGAGGCAAAGATTCAACATGGAATATTTATTTTGCCGGCAAAGGAGATAGAGAATGTCGTTAATGCAGAAGACACGCAAGGGTAATACAGTACCGTTTGGATATAAATTAAAGGAAGATAATCACAGTCTGGAGCCGATACCAGAGCAACTGGATGCTTTGGAAAAGGCGAAGGAGTATTTAGAAAATTCTTCTTATCGTGAAGTGGCCCAGTGGGTCAAGGCGAAGACGGGAAGATATATTTCGCATGTGGGTTTGATAAAGGCCATTAACAGGAGAACCTGATGAATGAAATACCTCCTCCAAAGCCAAAGAAACCCCAAGGTGTAAAAAGAAAAAAAGGACTTCAAGAGGATTTAGAAAAGGCACGAAGGGCAACTCGCCTGTCCATCAGGAAACAGGAAGCGAAAATTGAGAAGACTCATGCTAAATATAAATTAGCTAAGTCATCGGCTGAAAGTAAAAAGAAAAGTTTAAAGGAAATTAATGAAGCTCTGAATGGAACAGAGACAACATTAGTGGATGAAGGTGTTTTACGTGAAACACCGGATAATGTTCAAAAGTTTGTCAATAATCAGGATATTATTTTCAAGCCCAATGAAGGCCCGCAGACGGCGTTTCTAGCTTCATCGGAACGGGAAGTATTCTATGGCGGGGCGAGAGGCGGAGGAAAATCCTACGCCATGCTTGTAGACCCTTTACGGTATTGTCATAAAGACCAACATAGGGCATTATTACTAAGACGTTCCATGCCGGAACTAAGGGATATGATTACGCATTCACAGCGATTATATCCAAAAGCATTCAAAGGTGCTAGATGGAGAGAACAGGAAAAAGAATGGCGTTTTCCATCCGGTGCTAAAATTGAATTTGGTTATGCAGAGAATATGGCAGATGCTCTGCGTTACCAAGGTCAATCATATACGTGGATAGGAATTGATGAATTACCACAATATCCAACTCCCGAAATATATAACTTTTTACGTTCCTCCCTAAGAAGTGTAGACCCTGACATACCCGTGTTTCTCCGTGCAACAGGAAACCCCGGTAATATCGGGTCATTGTGGGTACGAGAAATGTTCGTAGACCCCGCAAAACCAAATACTCGTTTTCAAGTATCGGTGGATACGCCTACGGGAAAACGGGAAATATCAAGACGATTTATTCCTGCAAAATTGCAGGATAATCCATACTTGATGCAGACAGAAGATTACTATATTATGTTGGCTTCCCTGCCGGAAGTTCAGCGTAAGCAGTTCTTGGAAGGAGACTGGGATGCTTTTGAAGATTCATCATTTCCTGAATTTAATAAAGTTATCCATGTGGTCGAACCTTTTGACATACCTAAAGGTTGGTATCGTTTTCGTTCTTGCGACTGGGGGTATTCTTCTCCTGCTTGTTGCTTATGGTTCGCTATTGACTGGGATAATAATCTTTGGATTTATAGGGAACTGTATACGAAGAAAGTGACGGCGGATGAATTTGCCAGAAAAATACTGGAAGCGGAACATGGAGAATTTATTCGATACGGCGTTCTTGATTCATCAACATGGGCGAAACGAGGTGATGTTGGGCCAAGTATTGCCGAGACGATGATTCGAGAAGGATGCAGATGGAGACCATCGGACAGGTCGCCTAAAAGTCGCATCAATGGAAAACTGGAAATTCATAAAAGACTGAAAGTAAATAAGGAAAACGAACCAACAATAAAATTTTTTTCTAATTGTAGAAATTTAATTAGAACATTGCCCCTGCTACCACTGGATAAGAATAATCCAGAAGATGTGGATACAAATGCAGAAGACCACTCTTATGATGCATTACGTTATGGATGTATGAGTAGACCGATGCATCCATATATAGTTAATGAACTTTTTCAAAGGTCAAAGGATGAAAAGTTTAAACCGGCAGATAGGGTATTTGGGTATTAATATGATAGGAAAAAAAATTGCTATGCCAGAATCAATAAAGATTGGCTATCGTGATTACAAGTTGGAAAAATGGAAACAAACTGTTGCAACGGCAAATGAAGCTCAAGGGCAGTTTTTTCAAAAAGAAGGAATTATTGGCTATGTAACCACTGAAGAAGGAGTTTCTCACGCTAATACAATAATTCATGAAATTTTACATGCTATAATATATCAATGGAATATTGAATTAGGTGAAAAAGAAGAAGAACATTTGGTAAGTGCATTATC